AAAGATTTCCAATCCATTAGCGCATTGAAGTTTTTGGAAGATGCTTTATTTATTACACTTTTTAATTTTTCCTTAGATTTATCTTTTGACCAATTATCATTATCCTTTATATATAATGTTTCGCGTTTTACATCTGTGCAATGCATTGGTCGTTCATAAATAGAAAGCTTATTCATATTTTCTATTATTGATTTACTTAGTCCATCTGCTAATCCATTTTTATTCGTAAAATCCAATTGTTCAATTGTAATATGTAATGATTTAATGAAATCACTCATATTAATTGCATCTTTGCATTGCTCATTTAAAAATACATTAATATTGAATTTTTGATTATTATTTTGTGTATTGTTTGTTATATTACTATTTATTAATGGTGCCATATTTTTTATTGTATTAGTTAATTCTGTAATTTGGTCTTGTTGTTTCTTAATTACATCCAATACAAATTCTTGTGATAAATTTTGAGTTATACTTTCTTTATCTTTAAACATACATTTTGATTTATGATACGAAAGACCTTGTCTATATTTATATTTTTTACCACAAATGCATTCAAACATATTTATTTGGGATTTATCCCCATTTATGTCACTATTTGTCACTATTGTGTCACTATTTGATAATTTTTTATGTTTAAGGGTTTGTAAATGTTTGTTATAATCCTTTTTATTAAATGTATTATAGTCGCAAAATTCACAATTAAATTTTTTAGGATTTTTTGGGATAAATTGGGATTTATTGTCACTAAATGTCATTATATATATAGTGACAAAAAAATCCCTAAATTATTTTAAAAATTAATATATTTTTTTATGGTAACAACTTTTTTTAGTTAAAAACTACAATTTTATTATGTTAATGATAACAAAAGTTGTAAAAAAGCGAAAAACCGTTCTATTTTATATAAAGGCTAGCCCATATCAAAAATGGACATTTATAAATGTCCAAAACCCAAAAAAATTATGAAATTATTTTTTATTTTTTTTGCACCTTTTAAAAGAGATTTTTATTTTATTATGATAAATGGTAATAAAATAAAAAATAGAGTTTTAGGGGTAAATTTCTTTAAGTTCTTTTTTAAATATATTATTTTAATTGTAAAAATAGTTCATAAATTTTTTCATTTGTTTTTGCAATATCAGTATTATAAACATATTTAATATAACAACGCAAAGTACATAAAATATCTACTAACGAATTATGTAATTCTTTTGGAATAGGTTCATCTGCAAATAAAGTAGTATATAATTCAATTAATTTTGGTTGTTTAATAAACGTTTTATTAGTTTTGGTCAATGCAATAATATTACAATATTCTTTGGTGTTTTTCATAGTGCAATATTCTGGTTTTGTAATTTTTACATTATTTTCATATTTTGTAAATTTTTGATCAATTTTATGTCTTAAACATTCTACAAATATCATACGCTTATCAAACGAAATATTATGCCCGACAACAATATCACATCTATCTAAAAATTCATTAAATTCTCTCAAAACAGGTATAATATGACTACCATGTTCATTTAAATATTCATGATTTAAACCATGTATTTCTAAACTTTTTTCAGAAATTGGTATTGTTGGATTTAATTTAATATAATCATCTTTTACAATCACATTATTATTACTAACATCGTAAAATATATAACTTAATTGAACAATATGAGGATATTTATTTACTTCATAAATGGAGGCTTTGTCTTCTGGTAATCCTGTTGTTTCTGTATCAAATACTAATATTTTCATTATAATAGTATTTAATAAATACTATTTATTTTTAAAATACTATAATAATCTATAAAAATTATCATTTTTTAATTAAATAAAATAAAATAAAATAAAATAATTTTTTAAATAGAAAAAAAAATTGATAACAAAATTTTTTTATTTTTAGATGATACAAAACACAATATAACAAAGTAATGTCAATGTCTAGCATTCCAGATACCAATGATATTCAGGTTTTCCAAAATAAGATGATTATTATTCCTGATTATGTAATTCCAAGTGATATGCCAAAGATTTATCATTATTTTGATTATTATAATATTGCTTCAATTAAAAATGTAGAAATTAAGCAAAATACTGATAGTACGACAACCCCCGGTTATAATTATATTTATAGCAATGAATTTTGCCATGCAATTATTGAAGTAGATGAATGGTGTAATAATAATAGTGCATATTGGTTTTATCAGGCAATTGAAAATAATAATTGCAAGATGGTTTATGACGATCCCAGTTATTGGGATGTAGAATTTTATGTTAAACTTGAAAAGGATATTGAAGAAGATTATGAATATAAGAATGAAGTTTCAAATCAAAGTTATAATCATGAGGAAGAAGTAGAAGACGAAGACGGGGAAGTAGAAGACGAAGACGGGGAAGTTTTTGATTATTCATATACTGCAGAACAAGGAAGTACTAGTAGTGAATTTAACAGTGATTCGTATAGTGAATATGAAAGCGGTAGTGAAGCAGATAATTCCAATGATGAAGATTATAATCTTGAAGAAAGCGATAATGATGAAGATATTGTATATGAATATTATAAGTTGGATCACAATAAGAGCAAACATTTTACACGCTCTAAGTCCAAGAAAGATAATAAGAAGCGCAAGATGAGTGTTGATGCTGAAAAAGAGATCAAACATTTAAAGGAAGAAAATGACAGCCTTAAAGCAATTCTTATTAAGAATAATAAGAATTATCTTAAGAACAATAAGACGAAGAGTTTCAAGAACGATTGGAGTCGTCGCCTAAGGCAGAAGGTTTCGGAATAGATACAATTATTATTATGAGTATGATTATAATTATTAGATTTTACTTGTAAAAAAAATTGATAAAAAAATATAATATTATTTTTTTTTATACAAACAAGAAACAAGAAACAAGAAACAATAAAATAATGAATACTGAAACATTATTTTATTTGCTACCACACGAACTATTTAAAAATATTTTGAATCATTTAGATAAAGATACCCGAACAGTGATGTTATGTTTAATATATTATGGAGATAAATTAGATTTATGGTATAAATGGTATCCATTAACTTTAAAGTAATAATTTATAAGTAAAAATCTGCTTCATTAATAGTTGCTTCTTTACACCGACCATAAGTAGTGCGATGCCAAGGGCTAATACCAAAATTGTCAATACCTTCCATATGTTTTGTTGTTCCATAACCTTTATTTTTTTCTAAAGAATAATAAGTATCTAATTTTTTATAACAATCACATAATTCTTTAATATATGCATCTCTTTCTACTTTAGCTAATATAGATGCAGCAGCAATTGAGCAATATTTATTGTCACCACCTTCAATTAAAATATGATTAACTTGTTCTATTATGGAACTAGATTCATTCAAATATGTATAACTTTTGAAATCATTACCATCAACAAGTAAATAATAATTTTCTGATTTCTTAGAATAATTTAATAAAGTTTTATTATTATTAAATTTAGCAATGACATTTGTTATTGCTTTATGCATCGCACAATGAGTGGCATTTCTAATATTAATTTTATCTATTGTTTTTTCATCTTCATATTGAACACTATAAGCTAAAGCATTTTCTTTAATATATTGGGCAACTTCATTGATTTTTTTTAATGAACTAAATTTTTTGCTGTCTTTTAATAATTCATATTTAAAATCATCATTTTTAGGCAAAATTACTGCTGCACTGTAAACTCGCCCAAACATTGGACCACGCCCGGCTTCATCAATACCAATTTCAAATTGATTAGAATCATTATTGTAAAAATGTTCTAACATAATTTTAGGTTTAATAGTTCTAGTTTTTTTTGGTTTTGTTTCTTTTGTTTCTTTACATTCTTTACATTCTTTAATTTCATTATTATTTTCCATAATTAAATAATATAAACTTTTTTATTATATACTTATTATAATATAAGTAATGGCTTTCAATTTTAAAAATAATAATTTGACAATAATTTTACTTTTAATTTTAGTAATTGGGTCATCAATGTGTTATTTAATGATGGAAAAAAGTATAGAAGGTTTTATGACAGGTTGGACAAGTGAAAAATATTTTAGTATATTAAATAATCCCAATCAAACTACTAATAATAAGTATTATATTACGTTAGATACAAGCAAAAAATATAAATTTAAAGCATCAAGTGATCAAAAATTATTACTTAATGCAAGTTCATATGGAGATACTTCATTAAATAATAAGGGCAACTATCAATTTACAGGATTATCTAAAGATTCTTCGTATAATTTATATTATTATACAAGTGGCGAAACAGATAACTCTTATAATTTATATGAAATTACTACAAATACAACTAGTCCAATTAATTATGATTTATCTAGCGTATCACTTTCAGAAGATAATAGTGGAACATTAAATTTATTATTATTAACAGATTTGTCTGGTAAAATATATGATTTATCAAATAATTTAATGAGAAGATTATTTATGTATATTGATAATATTCCAATTATAAGATACGGTGTTATTGAAGGTTCTCCTATTCCTATAGATATAGGTCCTTCAAGTTCAACTGGAACAACAACTACTACAACTGGATGGCAGGGGAATATTGACTTTGGTGATATGTTTAAAGGATTAAATAGTGGACAATTTCCACCAAATATGACACCTGAAATGTATGCTTATATGTTACAAGGAAGTATGGGTTCAGGAAATCAAGGATATACAATGCCTTTTTATAATAATTTTGAGTCAGCAATGAATAATCCATCGAATCCATTAGTAAATCCAACAAACGCAATGAATCCTTTGCAATATAATCAATCATTATTTGGACCAAATGTAACTCCAATGATGTCACAAAATATGTGTAAAAATTCGTCCGCAGATAAAAGTGAAAAAGTTAGAGAAGATGATAAATCTAAAGATAGCACTATAAATAGTTCGCTTGGTTCAAATAATGTATTAAATAGTACATTTGATAAATTAAATTCATCGGCAAATACAATGTTGGCTCAAAATACAGGAGACGAAGGTAAAGGTGGCACAAGTGGAAATGGAAATGGAAATGGAAATCCTCCTCCGTGTCCTCCTTGTGCGAGATGTCCAGAATCCAACTATGAATGTAAAAAAGTTCCAGCATATGAACAAGGATATGAAAATACATCATTACCTAGACCAGTATTAAGTGATTTTAGTACATTTGGTATGTAATATTTAACAATTAATAAATTATTTACACCCTTGAAGATTTAAATCCGCACCCCTAATAATTTGTCTTAATTTAATATAGGATAATGACTAAACATAAAACAGATGATTATAAAAATTCTGCGGTTAAATATTATTTGAATAATGAAAATGGCGATGGATATAATAAAACCTGTAAAATTTTTGGTTGTAAAAAAAGCACTCTTCGTGAATGGATTTACAAATATAAAACAACTAAAAATCTTACAAGAAGAAACCGAAAATCAATATCTTACAAAATAACTAAACAACAAGTTAAAACTGCATTAGAATTATTGAAACAAAACGAACAACTTACAATGAATGAATTAGTAATTGATATGAAAAATAAATATCCTGATTTTGATATAACACCTCAACATTTAGTACAGATTGTAAGAGATAATAATAAAACAAGAAAAAGAACAAGACACGAGCATTTCCCAAAAGAAAGATATAAAAAACCAATTGAAAAACAAAGTGAAATGAATAAATTTTATAGTAAAGTTAAACAATATCCATTAGACAAAATTATTTGTTTAGATGAAACAAGCGTTGGTTCAGCCTTGAAAACAACATATAGCAGATGTAATTTAGGTAGGCGTTGTATAATAAAAACCAGCAATCAATTTGTATTTCGTAAATTCACTTTATTAGTTGCTATAAGTAATTCAAAATGCGTTGGTAAAGAATTATATGAAAAAGGAGGAATGACAAAAGAACGATTATTAGAATTTTTAGAAAAGTATGTTTTTCCAAAATATAAAAATCATTTAATTATTTTAGATAATGCAAAAAGTCATAATAACGAATTGATTAAAAGTGCTATTACTAAAAGTGGTAATGACTATTTATTTGCTGTTCCATACACAC